TAGGTAAAGAACCTTTCGAATATGAGGGACATACTATTGTTGGTTTTGATGACGACGCCTTTAGGGACTTTAAAGTTACTGGTGATAACAATTTTTTAGTAGACGCTATGAAAGCACCAACAGGGCCTGCTTGGGACGATTTTGTTGAGGCGGTTAATAATGGGTCGATTTTTGCGATAGTTACCGCAAGAGGACACACACCAAGTGTTCTAAAAAACGCTGTTTATAACCTTATTAAGAAAAATAAACACGGTTTAAATAAAGACGAATTGGTAAAAAACTTAAGAAAGTATAGAGATATTGCCGATGAGGAAGATATGACCGACGACCAACTAATAAAAACTTATTTAGAAATGTGTAAGTGGCATCCCGTAACTTTTGGAGAGGGTTCTGCTGCGAATCCTGAAGAACTTAAAGTAAGTGCTATGAAACAGTTTATAGAGTATGTTAGAAACTTATCAAATAGACTACAAGAAAAAGCATTTATGAAAAATAAGATAAGTAATTACTTTACACCATTTATTGGTTTTTCAGATGACGACTTAAAAAATGTTCAAACAATGAAAAAACATTTTGATGATGAAAGTGGATTAGATATTTATCATACTGGAGGAGGAAAGAAAACTAAATTCTAGTTATAAACTGGTCTAGTTAAGATATAATTTGAAAAATAATTGAAGTAAATAGAAAAATTTTTATTTCATAGTATTTATAATAAAAATAAAACAAAATTAAAAAATAAGATATGGCTGATTTGTTAATGAAAATGCCGATCCCTTACGAACCGAAAAGGGAGAACCGATGGATCTTAAGATTTCCATCATCACTTGGTATTAATGAGTGGTATGTTGAGACAACCTCAAGACCAAAACTTACTATCAACTCAACAGAGATTCAGTTCTTGAACACTTCAACATATGTTGCAGGTCGATTTACTTGGGGTGAACTTCCAGTTACATTCCGTGATCCAATCGGACCTTCAGCTTCACAAGCCGTAATGGAATGGATTCGTTTATGTGCAGAGTCTGTTACAGGTCGTATGGGTTATGCTGCAGGTTACAAAAAGAATGTTGACCTTGAGATGTTAGACCCAACAGGAGTTGTTGTAGAAAAATGGATTTTAGAAGGTACTTACTTAACTGGTTATGATGGAGGATCTTTATCATATGCAACTGACGGTATTGCTAAGATTTCTGCAAACATGAGAATGGACCGTTGTATTTTGGTTTACTAAAAAAAAATAAAACATATTATAAGACCTATTTACTTTACTAGTGATAGGTCTTTTTTATTTTTATAACAAAACTATTTTATATTATGGAACAAGATGTTTATCAAGCAGGACAGGCAGATTTTAATTTACCTCACGATGTAATTCAATTACCTAGTCAAGGTATATTTTACAAGTCAAAAAAGAAATCAATAAAAGTAGGTTACTTAACTGCGGTTGATGAAAATATCATAGCAAATGCCGACTCAAGAAAAAGTGTACAAGAAAGTATTATTGTACCATTACTTCGAAGTAAGATTTATGAAAGGGACATAAGACCGGAAGAGATGATCGATGGTGATATTGAGGCTGTTTTGATTTTTTTACGAAACACTTCATTCGGACCTGAATATACAATGAGTGCTATTGATCCTGCAACGGACGAAAGATTCAAAACAACAATACTTTTGGATGAGCTAAACTATAAAAAAACACAAGTACAACCTGATGAAGATGGGTATTTCACTACTAAACTTCCTGTCTCAGGTAAAAATATAAGATTGAAGGTTTTAAGTTTAAGAGACAAGTTGGAGATTGATCAATTGATAGAAAGTTACCCATCAGAAAGAACCGCACCAGTAGTTACAACAAGACTAAATAAACATATAGTCGAAATTGATGGTGATCAAGATAGAAACAAAATCTCAACATTCATAGAAAAAATGCCAATTGGAGATTCTAAATTTATTAGAAGATTTATGTTGGACAATGAACCACGATTAGACCTAAAAAAAGAAGTAACAGCCCCGTCAGGAGAAAAAGTAATGATTGATATTACTTTTGGGGTGGAATTTTTTCGGCCTTTCTTATCAATATAAGTCAATAATTTTAGACGAATTTTATTATTTCTCGAGAATTTTCAGAACTCAATATTCTGAGTTCATGTCAATGCCTACATATGTTAGAAAATATTTAATGGACAAGTATGTGGAGGATTCCAAAAAGAATAAATAAAATATTTATTTATAAAACATCGAATGCCAGGATTAGACGACTTAGATAATTTAACAGGGAAGGAACTCATAAAACTTGTTAAGGAACAAGGCGCGGAAATTGAAGACTTGAAAAAAGAAGTCAATAGAAAGCAAACTCAATCAACAACGAAAGAAAGAGTTGAGGGTGAGATAAGACCTTTTGCATTGAATCCGATGACTCAAATGGACAACCTTATAAAAGGATTTAAAGAGGGTGCTGGTGCCTTTTACGATGGAATTAACATTTTTAACGACGAAATTTTTACTCAACTTGATGAATATGCAACAAGTATACAGTCAAGTTTTGGATTATCAAAGGCGAGAATCGGTGAGTTTAGAGCAACTATTGCAGAAACAATACCCGAACTTATAAAATTTGGTATGACCGAACAAGACGCAATTGATACTATGACTAATGCTATGGAGGGATTGGGAACTGCGGCAAGTTTAACATCTGAAACAATAGTCGAATTAGCGGCAACTAACAAAGTTACAGGAGTCTCCACCAAGGAGTTAGTTGAAAACTTCAGAGAAGTTGGTACATCTATTAAAAGTGTTGGTGACGAAATGAATTCAGTTACCGATTATGCGAGAAGTGTTGGGGTTTCAGTTAAAGGTGTTTCTGAAAAAGTTTCCGATAACCTAAAACAAATGAACCTATTCAATTTTGAAAATGGAGTCCAAGGGTTAGCTAAAATGGCAGCACAATCAGAAAGATTGGGGGTATCGATGGGAGACACTTTTGTTTTGGCTGAAAAACTTATGTCACCTGAAAAGGCTATTGAAATGTCTGCCGGACTACAAAGATTGGGTGTCACATCAGGTGCATTACTTGACCCATTAAGGGCTATGGATTTAGCACAAAATGACCCTGAACAACTTCAAAAAGAAATGGTAAACCTTAGTAAGGAGTTTACCACATTTAATGAGAAGACAGGAAAAATGGAAATTTTACCTGGTGCTAAAAGACGATTGAGGGAAGTTGCGAATGAATTAGGTATGATGCCCGACGAGTTTGCAAAAATGTCCATCCAAGCTAGTGATTTTGATAGAAAATTAAAACAAATTAGAATGCCATCTTTAGCTGAAGGTGATGAAGCCACTAAAGAACTTATTGCGTCAATGGCTCAATTGGATGAAAGAGGAGTTGCAACAATACAAGTTAAGGATGCAGAAACCGGTATCATTTCGGAAAAGAAAGTTGAAGAATTAACACCTGATGATATTAAACAACTTCAGAAAGCAAATGAAGAGTCTTCAAAATCAATAGAAGAAATAGCCATAAATCAGTTAGATGTTACAAAACAAATCAACTCTTATTTACAAAGTGGTAAAGTTGCGACGGGTATGGCTTTGGCAACAGCACCATCAGTTGAAAAATTGGGTTATACATTAGCAGGAACTCAACAAAGTATTGCTCAAAGATATTCAAAAGAATTAGGAAGTGTAAAGGATATTAGAGAAAAACAACAAGCAGTAGGAGGATCGATTGAAAATTATATTGTAGGATTTACTAGAGATGATCAAGAAATGATGGATCAGGCAAAGAGTGAGTTCTTTGGTGGAATGAGTACAGTTGCAAAAAGTTTCTTTGATGGAATGGAAAGTTTTGTTGGTGGTGTTTTTGATGATGGATACCAAAAATTTTCCTCAGCCTATGGTGGTAATAGTAGCGCCCCTACTGAAATTACATACAAACACGAAGGAACTATAACAGTTAAAGGTGAAGGGGACGCTAAAGGATCAATGAATTTGGATATGAGTAATCCAGATGTTCAGACCTCAATTAAAAATGTTATAATAGATAAAAATCTTCCTAGTGCGGCAACAGGTACTAAAAATAAATAGGTCTACACTAAACAAAAAAAATGTATAATATCTATTTATAGAATAAAATAGTATGGCCGAAAGTTTTTTATCGTTTGGTAATTCAGAAACATTCAGAAAACAATTATTGGTAAGAAACTTACCACCATACAATGTGCCTGGTAGTTATACATCACCAGAAAACCCAATCAATTACGAAACAAATTTAACTGTGAGTAATATTGTTGACTCACCAAACAACTATGTTTCGACTAATTTATTCGCAAAAGATCTCTATCCTTTAAATGAATTTGGACCTGAAGGTGGATTTGGAGTTCCTATTGGTGTTAATTTAACACCTGTTTTAGAACCAAATCAAGGTCCTTACTATCCATTGACCTCTGATGAGATGGAAGGTATTGTTGTAGTAAATGAATTTTACATTGAGTCGGCTTATGTAACAAATAAATGGGGACCTTCAGGTGGATATAAAGATTTAGTAATTATAACTGATACTTTTTTAAATGATCCAATTTATCAACCCTTTTGGAACCCTGGTTATTACAACTACTCTTCTTATTCTTTATTTAATATCGTCTTTCAAGATGATCCCGTAGGTTCTAATGGTCCTTTGTCATCTGATAGTTATTTAGCAAAAATAGGTGCAACTCAGTTGAAATTCGCATTTGAAGAAAGAGTTGCACAAGAAATCAATCAAGCTACGATTGGTGCAATAAATTTAGATACCATTTCTGATCCATTTACCGCAAGTTTATTAGCGACAGGTCAACAACCATTCTTTATAAGAGATTGGAAAATTACCGTTCCTGAAAATCCTTTGGTAAATGCGGTTAATTTAGCTAATAGAATCACAGGAACTTATTTCCCTGTATCCTTTATCCCTGGTGATTACTTTGACGAGAACACGCCTTATGTGAATCCCCAACAACAAAACGGAGCTCTTAATACTATTAATAACTTAACTGGAGGTTTATTATCTCCAATATTGAATACACAAAGGAATCCTTCAGAAATATTTGTTGCCAACTCAGGTAATGGAACTCGATCAACTTTATTTGCACAACTTAATTACAACCTATATAGACCTTCATATAACATTGGTTTAGTACAAGGGTTATCGGCTTTGGCAAATGCATTTGTTGATCAAGATACGCCAGCAACAGGTGGTTACTATGTTGGGAGTAACAATGCTGAACCAAGTTTAATTGATTCACCCCCAAATCAAGTACCTGTAAATCAATTTGGACAACAACAAGCAACAATAGTTTACGGCCCGCAAGAACTTGGTATTCTATATGAAGGAAATGAAGAACAAATTAAGTTTGGTCTTAAAGGTAAAGCATATGAGGATGGTGGAGGTACCGCAGGTCAATTAGTATGGACCTCACCAAAATATAAAGCAAATGCAGGATTTCGTGCAACTGAAGGTGGAGGGGCTGGTAGTTTAGATAATGAATTTAATATTATTACTGCCGATTATTTACAGTACGAATCGACTAATATCCCATTTAAACCAGGGTCCATCCTTTACAACACACAAAGGTTAATTGAATCTGCGGATCAAGTACAAGGACAAGCAAGATTAAAACATGTCGGAACTGCGATCAACCAAGTGTCTAAAGTTTTCAACGATGGATATAAAGAACTTACAAAAGGTTCAAGGGTATTATCCTATGTTAATCAGGCAGATGGAACTCAAGCAGGTTTGGAGTATTGTAGAATATTCCAAAAAGATACACCATACTATACTTATGCAGATTTACAAAAAGTAGACGGTATTACAAAGTCAGGTAGAGGATTTGACTATTCGATATTTGATAACACATATAACTTAAACATTGCGCCTTTAAGAAATCCTGGCTCAACAAACATTGTTGATGGTAAAGTTAAAAAGTATATGTTCTCACTTGAAAACTTAGCTTGGAGAACTTCAGACAGACCTGGTTTTACTTATGATGATTTACCTGTTTGTGAGAAAGGACCGAATGGTGGTAGAATTATGTGGTTCCCACCATATAACTTAACATTTTCTGACGACTCAAGACCTGAATTTAATGCAACAACTTTCTTAGGAAGACCTGAACCAATTTATACATATAAAAATACTGCTAGAAGTGGACAATTAAGTTGGACAATAATTGTTGACCATCCTGCAATGATGAACACAATTATTGAAAAACAACTTAAAGGAGTACAAAAAGATAGAATACAAAGTATCATAGATTCATTTTATGCTGGTTGTACAAAATATGACCTTTATGAACTTGGTATCAAGTTTAATACAATACCAACAAAAGATCTTTATACATACCAACA